TCCCCGTTCGAAATTGACGCGGTATTTAGGCAGGAATGCTTTCTTTAGCTGTCGGTCTAATTGGATGGCGAGCATGTTAGGGCTAAAGCGTTTAATCGTCTTTTCGCTGAGCTTGAAAATAATAGTCATAGTCTCACCATTCCCCGTAAACGCCAGAGGACTGGAAAGAATAACCATAGTCGCCGGGCTCAACTGCCCAAACGTGAAAGTCAATCTCTCCATGGTCGACTAGGTTAGTGATGACGTTCCACACAACTAAGCCGTTCTCCACTAAGCGCTCGACTCGAATAGGTTCGAACGTGTTGACGTCGCAGGAGCACGCCTTGACGAATTGCATTGCTTGCTCTGGTGTGACGTTGCCTCGTGTTTCGGTTGGGTTGAGTCGATCGAGCAGGTCAGTGAGTTTTGATTGAAAGATTTTGAGGTTCATTGTGTTGCTTCCTTTGCTTTAGGTTTGAGAGTTAATCTCTCAAATCTATATTGCTACAACTAGTGGTAACTCGCAACTATAGACGCACAAGAATAGTTATGCGTACTAAAGGTTATGATCGTGGCCTACTATGGGTAAATTTTGAGCCTAAAGCCTGAAAGCATTAGAAAAAACCCAATAAAATCAAGGACTAGGGTATACCCCTACCCCGGTTTGACCCTGCGTGCCCGATGTGGGTCGCCACATCTAAATTCCCACCCCAATTCACTTCAGATCTTGCCTATTAGGTTGTTATTTGCAACTATTGGCCTAGAAGGAGGTAACCCATGGGTGACACCGGTTACAAAGGACCAAAACTGCCAGAGAAGACGCAACTTGCGCTTCCAGAAGGCACTTTGAAGCGAGTTGAGGCTGTTGCAGAGCTAGAGGGCCTAGGTAAGGGCCAATACATGCGACGGGCGATTCTCGTAATGCTCTCAGACTCAGAACGGCGATTTCAAATCGCAAAAAAGGAAGACCAATGAACGAGCTCATAAAAGACCACATGCCGTGCGACGAGAAAATGAAAGACGCCCTCTACAATGGCTGGCTCGAAGGGGCCAAGGAGGCTGTCGATGTGGCAGTCTCTCTCGACCGTGGAGGCAAGGAGCACAATCACAACGTACTCGAGGCCATCCGCAATTTGGCACCAATTCTCAAGGTCTTGCAGGGCCATGTGGCAGCCAACAACGACTGAACACCAACCAAAAGAACCTAACCAAAGAACCTGGTCATTTTTTCGCGAGTGACCGGGTTCTTTTTTTTGGCGACCAGCCCCGTACAGATCTTGCATCAAATCGCGAATCCCGCCTTTCTTTTGCCTCTCCTGGCAACCCATTCCCGTGTTAAAAGTAGAAGACCTGGTGACAGTTTGTATCGTCACTGGTCAGCGTCGAGGGTTTCGCTTCCTTTGTTTCCCTCGACGCTTTGACTCTCATCTTGCAGCGAGACCCTATGACGAAGCGATACGACAGCAGTAAACTGTCAGTGCAGCAGTTCAGGCGTGGTGAAGATGAAGCCCTTGAGAAAGTCAGGGCAGAGCTGCGTGAAGAAGCCAAGAAGACCCCCATCAACAAGAAGCTCCATCTCGAAGCCGAGGCTAGCCTCGTGCCGGATGTTCACAGCTTGATTGGCAACGCTTACCACATCATCGACACTGAGCTGCGAACCCTCAAGGGGTTAAGCCGCAACCAGTATGAGGGGCTCGATAAGAACCAGGCTGCAAACTTCGCGGCCATCGTCCGGTCCATCCAGACGTTGAACAACGTTGAGATGACCCTGCGTGACCAGAACGCTCTTGAGGCTCTACCTGATGACGAACTCAGGAAGCGTGCGAGCGATGCGTTCCTCAAGCTCGACAAACGACTGCAGAAGGTGATCACCGAAGAAGGCAATAAGCTTCAGGCAGAGCGAGCCGGAAAGGCGCACGGTAAACGCGATGGATGACCTGATGCGCGACAGCGTTAGCCACTTCGGCCATCGCTACGAAACTCGAGGTGCCGTCACAGAGGCCAGCCCTGCATTCAAGCTCGAAGAAGAGCTAGACCGTCCTGCGCTCCTTTTGCGCCCAGCCGACTCCAACGACGCAGCGTTCATCATGGAGACTTGGCTCGACGGTCACGCTAAGCAGAACAAGGGCCAAAGCGTCATCAGTCTCTTCAAGCTCCACCGTCCCATCGTTGAGGACTTGCTGGGTGAGAGCTTCACCTACGTCGCGTGCAACCACGGGATGACCGACCAGATTTACGGCTATCTCTGCGGTCGCAGATACAAGTTCGACATCATGGGCAAGCAGAAGTCTCTGCTCATCATGCACTGGGGACACGTCAAATCAGCGTTTCGAGGCTTCGGCATTGCCGGGACCATCGCTGAGCGTGTTTTCGGTTACAAACGAGGCCAGAAGGTGCTCCACACGCACCAGGGTCGCATTTTCAAACAGCTCAAAAAGAGCCACAACTTAGAGTATGCTCCCCGTTGTCTAACAGCGGAGGGGATTGATGCATATTTGGATCACTATGTGGCTGAGCGAATCAAGCACTACGGAGGACATCGTGGACGTAAAATCAATAGCGCTTCACCGAGACGCTAAAGAAGTAAGACATCAAAGACGACTGACACACGGAAGCCTGTGTTCGCTTGAGCGACGCGAGGATTTTGTGGTGGCGACCTTCAACGACGGCTACAGGGTAGCTGTTCCCATGACATCCATCAGTTTTATCGAGCTTGGCGACGGTCCATGGGAGCGAAAGCCTGCTCCAGCGGCTAAAAAGAAGGGAAAAACGCCCGCTCCTAAATTCAGGCGCTCCAACCCTGCCGAATCTAGCGCCGCGTCGTGAGCTACAGCACGAAGAAAAAAGCCGCCGTTGATGAGCGTGCTGTTCTTCGTGAATTTACCCGGCGTTTTGGCAACGTTGGCGACCTCGGTGCGCCCGGAGAGACGCCAGATCGAACATTCCGGTTTCGAGAATCACTCTTCGAGCAGCAGCTTGCCCTGATCGACTCAGAGTCACGCCTCAAAGTGGGTTGCTGCAGCCGTCGAGCTGGCAAAAGTACCGCAGCGGCCATGTATCTGATTGAGCAGTGCCTGCGCTACCCTGAAAGCCTCTGCGTTTACCTCGCCACCAGTCGTATGGCAGCAAAGCGCATCCTCTGGCTTCTTTTAAAACAGATTGGCCGTCAATATGACCTCAAAATCCGGTATCAGAACACTGATCTCATCGCTCACTTTCCAAATGGCTCTCGGATCGAGCTTCACGGCTGTTCTGATGCTGGTGACCTCGATCGACTCCGTGGCAACAAGTTTCGGTTGGTCGTCATCGATGAGGCGGGCCACTTCAACAAGATTCTAGACGAGCTGGTGCAGGAAACTATCGCGCCTGGCTGTATTGACCTTGATGGGACGATTGTCCTCATTGGAACACCGTCACCCCGCCAGCACGGTCTATTCTACGAAGCGTTCCACAACCCGGCGCTTGGCTACGAGAAATTCCACTGGACGCTGCACGACAACCCATATCTAAACAAGAACGGTCGCTCTACGCGCAAATGGCTCGAAGACCGCATGGCTCAGACTGGGATGACCGAAGAGAGCGCCGTCTACCAGCGTGAGTGGTGCGGGCGTTTCGTGCAGAGCGATGACAGCCTGGTCTACAAGTACAGCAGCAAGAACTTCTACGAAGAGCTGCCGCTCGACCATGAGTGGTTCAGAGTCATCGGCTGTGACATAGGTTTTCATGATGCCAGTGCCTTCAGTGTGATCGCCTATTCGCCGACGCATCCGGGGGTTTTCCTTCTCGACTGCTGGAGCCAGACAAAGATGCTCCCGACTCAGATTGCTGAGAAACTCTCTGAGCTAATGGCTGAATACAACGCGACCTCCATTCAGATGGACACGGCTGGTGCCGGTAAAGCCATCGCAGAAGAGATGAAGCAGCGGTTTGGCCTGCCAATCAGGGCCGCGAAGAAGACCGAGAAAGTCGCCGCCATCGAACTTCTCAACGGTGAACTCGCGGCAGGCAGGTTCTTTCTGCACAAGGATAGCTCAATTCTCGAAGAGTGGTCTGTGCTGAGCTGGAGCCCGTCGCACAACAAGCTCATGGAGGACAGTCGCTTTCCCAACCACGAGAGCGACGCCACCCTTTACGCCTTTAGAGAGGCTCGCAACTACGCTTGGCGCGAACGCGTGAGGCATCCGCCTATAGGCACCAGAGAGTACGTTGAATGGGAAATGGAACAGTTCTGGCAAAAGAAGAGCGGGCAAATCGAAAACAACAACGGCAAGAGCTGGATGGAGACAACGTGGACGTTCAACTGACAAAACTCCAGGGCTTGATCGACCTATTAAAGGCGAACAACATCAACTACTATAAAGACGAAGACGTTGAACTGCGCTTTGGTTCAGCACCAAGTCAAACGTCAGTACCGCCGCCGAAAAACGACAAACAAAGCCAACAGGATGAAGAAGACATTCTGCTTTGGTCGGCGGGGTAACAAATGGCAAAGCGCATCTATGACAAAACCTATTGGTGGCAATCGAAGAAAGACTATTACGCAAGGGTGATGGCGACCATTGACGCACTGCGTGAGCAGCATAGCGCCCGTGAAAAAGAGCACCTGCTCAACATGCGACTCTATGGCAACGTCTACACTCGCGACCTCAGCCTGCAGGGCTACGCGAAGCCTCAGAGCCATCGACGCCACCACCGGGTCCAGATGAACATCTGTCAGGCTATGGTCGACACCATTTGCGCAAAGGTGACCTCACAGCAGACCAAGGTCCAGTTTCTGACCGAAGGTGGAGACTTCGTCTCACAGCAGAAAGCAAAACGACTGACAAAGTTCTGCTCAGGGCTTTTCAACATGTCCAACCTCTACAGGGTAGCTCCGCTCATTTTCCGAGATGCGGCAGTTCTCGGTATGGGCGTGATGAAGATATTCCAGCGCGACGGCAAGGTCCTCGTAGAAAGGGTTTTCCCAAATGAGATTATTATCGACGATGCGGAATCTATTTCTGGCGAGCCTCGCCAGTATTTTCAGCGCAAATTCATCCCCGTCGAAATTCTCAAAGGGATGTTCCCCAATAAAGCCAAGGAAATCGAAAATGCCGAGCGAGTCGATAGCGGAGACCCCGGAGTTTCAGCGATGGTGGAATGCATCGAAGCCTGGCATCTCCCATCGAGTGAAGGAGCCGACGATGGACGCCATTGCCTTCTCATTGATGGCGTCGATCTATTCGTGGAATCGTACGAACGGACAAGGCCTCCTTTTGTTTTCCTGCGCTGGACCCCACGGATGCTGGGCTTCTTTGCAGAAGGACTCTGTTCACAACTGACCGGCTTGCAGGTCGAGCTGAATCACCTCTGTCGTCAAATTAGTCTCAATATGCGACTCGCCACACCAAAGTGTTTTATAGAATCTGGCAGCCAGATCTCGAGTGGCACCATTTCTAACGAGACATGGGGCATATGTGAGTACACCGGCACACCTCCAAGCTTCTTTGTTCCACAAACGACTGCTCCAGAGGTACTGCAGCACCTGGACCGCATCTTTGCGAGAGCTTACGAGATAGCGGGGATTTCATCGCTTGAAAGCCAAGCCAAGAAGCCTGCTGGCCTTGAGTCGGGGGTGGCGCTTAGGGAATACGCGACACAGGCATCGACAAGGTACGCAGCGATTCAGCGGGCCTATGAGTCAATGTTCCTTGAAGCCGCTGATCACATGCTTGAGCTGGTTCGCGCCGCCGCTGATGCTGGTGAAGATCTTGACGTGATGTCCATCGGAGAGAAGGACCTTCAGCGAATAAAGTGGAGCGACATAAAGCTCGACAGAGAAGATTACGTGATTCGCAAGTGGCCGACCAATCTCTTCAGCGACTCACCAGCATCGAAGCTCCAGAGCGTAACTGAGCTTGCCCAGTCGGGGCTGATTGATCCGGCCCAGGCTATGCTCTTGCTGGACTACCCGGACACGGAGGCTCTGACGCACCTACTGACAAGCGATTATCACGATGTGATGCACATCATCAGTCAGATGCTAGAGCACGGCAAGTTCATCCCACCGGAGCCGTTTCAGAATCTCCAGCTTGCCACCAAGCTTGTGAACAGCGCTTACCTGCGGGCGAAGACCCAGGGGGCACCAGAGGACCGGTTGGACTTGCTTCGGCGCTACCTGGAAAACGCAGCAGCCCTCTTGGCTGAAGCCATGCAACCAGTGGGTGGAGCACCTGGTGACATGCCTATGCAGCAATCAGCCCCATCTGCCGCAAGCGGTGGGTTGCCACAAATGGACCCAATGCAGGACGTGGCTGCGCTGCCGCCACCCGTTCAATAAGGAATAATAATGACTAATGAAAACGAGAGTCCGTCTTCGGATACCCCAATGCCTGAGGCGGAATCAGGGGCGTCAGCTCTCCCCACGGCTGACGCTCCACCTCCCGCTGAGCCTGATTTTAGTTCGCAATTTGCTGCACTGTCCCGCCAAGAGCGCGAGCTGCACCTTAAACAGAGAGAAATGGCAGCAAAGGAAAAAAAGCTGTCAGAAATGCAGGAGCGAGTGAGTCAGTATGAGAAAGCGGCTGCGCTTGCCAAGGACAACCCTGAGGCTTTTCTTGAGGCAAACGGTATTTCCGTCCAGCAGCTTCTGAGTCGCGAGCTCAACGGTGGTCAAACACCAGAGTCCGACCTGCTTCGTCAGCAGCTTGACGCGCAAGCTAAGCAAATCGAAGATCTACGACAGTCGCAAGCTGCAAAAGAGCGAGAAGCTGAAACACAACGACTGACACAGTTAAAGACAAGTTACGTTGACCAAATCCGAGAATGGGTGGATAATAGTGAGCGTGGCGACAAATATGAACTCGTCAAGGCGTCGAATGCCTACGAGACCGTTTATCAAGTGCTTCAACAAGAGTACAATTCTAGCGGTCGCGATATGGGATTTGGGGCAGCAGCTCAGGTGGTGGAAGACTACTACCGAAATGAGCTTGAGCGGTACAAGGACACCCGCGTGCTGAAAGAATTGTCCGGTGGCTCTTCTGAGCCTATGCAGAAAGAATCGGCATCTAGCCCTGCGGTTAGCGAGCAAAGACCTCGCACTACCAAAACCCTTGAGAACACCCCGGTGGCAACACCAGCCGAACCGGAGCGTCCTCTCACCAGAGATGAACGCCTAGCGAAGTTCGCTGAGTCGATCCGCTGGGTTTGATAGCAGGAGCTTGATATGCCTACTTCACAGTTAGGTTTAGGAACAGTTGGCGGAACCGCCCTGTCCAGTGCTACCGGAACGGGTATCACCCTTGATATGTCTGCCGTTCAAAACGGCCTTAAAGAACTCTATGACCGTGGCTCGTGGCTTGCAGCCTTGTACGAGCATGACGGACTCTTCACTCGACTTCCGAAGTACGAAGGATTTACCGGTAGTTATTATCCGGTAGTCGTTCAGTACGCGCCGAACTCACGCCGAAGCCAAGACTTTGGTCGAGCGCAGGATAACTCGTCCTCTTTTGAGATGACGAAGTTTCTGGTGCACCGCGTCAGAGATTACGCTTTTGCGACATTGGACGCAGAATCGATCATGGCTACTCGTGGCGACGCAGGAGCGTTTGCCTCTTACATGGACGTCGAGATTAGCGGTGCGCGCTACGCGCTTCGTCGATCACTCTCACGCTCTGTCTATGGTGACGGTTCCGGCAAGATTGGTGTTGTACAGTCTTCGACGCTTTCTGCACCAAACACTACCATCGTTTTGACCAAGGCCAACGACATCGTCAATTTCGAAGTCGGGCAAGAGCTTGAATGCGTTAGAAACGCAGATTTTGGTTCAACGGACACGGGTCACCTAAAGGTTAGCTCAGTTAACCGTGAGGCTGGTTCGTTTGTTGCTTCCTATGAAGGCGGCTTCGATGCGGACAACGCAGTTATCGGTGGCGGCAAAGGTCGTCTCTTTATGCGAGGCGATAGCTCTGCAACAGCAGCAAACGCTAAGCGTATGAGCGGTCTTGATGCCTGGATTCCGGCAACGGCTCCAACATCCGGCGACAGCTTCTTCGGCGTTGACCGAAGCACCGATGTCTCGCGCCTTGCGGGACACCGTTTTGCTGGTGATACAACTGACATCTATCACGCATTCGTCTCAGCTTCTGAGCGACTCGGTCGTGAAGGTGGCAAGCCTGACCATATCTTCTGTGACTACGGCACGTACACGTCGCTGATGAAGGAAGTGACTACGGCGGGCGCTGGCTACGATCAGAACACCAACAAGGGCGTGAAGATTGATATTGGTTTTGGCAAGACGCTTGAGCTTGGCTTCACCAGCATCGTGATTCACATGCCTACTGGACCAATCACGGTGGTGCCTGATGCCGATGCGCCAGCAGACACAGCTTATATGATCAAGCTTTCAGATTGGGAATTGGCATCTCTCGGGATGTGCCCACAGATCCTTGACCTAGATGGCCAGTCGGCTCTTCGCGTCTCAAATCGAGATTCGATTGAGGTACGTCTCGGGGCCTACTGTAACACTTTGTGTCGTAACCCTGGCAACCAGGCACGGATCGACTTCAGCTAATGAAGTCGGACCCGGCACGGGAAGCGGTCCTCATCCTGCAGTCTTTGAAAAAAGATGAGCAGGGTGAGGAAGCGCCATCCCAGAGCAACAAAGAACTAGCTCTCGATGCTGCTATGCGTCGCGCCTATGAATCCGCCAAGGGCGACGATTACAGGGCATTCGGGAGTGCATTGATTGATTTGTTGGACATCCATCGAGCTGGCGGCGGCTTGGATGCCTGACGAGGGTCGGGAGGCGGCGCAGCTTCCCGGCCCAACCTTTTGGGAGGCGAGATGGCGACTTTCGAGCGTTCAGATTTGATTACTCGGGTTCGTCGTCGCGCTGACCAGGAGAACTCTGAGTTCGTTACAGATGACGAACTCACTGATTACTTGAACCGTGGACTGAGTGAATTGTGGGACATCATCGTCATGTCCTTCCAGCATTACTCAGTTTCGACAACCGAGTTCACCACCCCATCAACGACTGCTTTCAGTCTGCCTGATGATTTCTACAAGTTAATTGGCGTGGATTTTACAGCCAGCGGGACAAGCTACGCTACTCGCGTTTTGCCGTTTCAGTTCCAGCATCGAAACACCTACCAGTCTCCCCTCGGGACTGCTTCTGGTCTCAATTCGATGATGTACCAGCTTGTTGGCGATGAGTTTAAGGTCATCCCAGAGGACTCGCCACCAGCGGGAACCATCAAGCTCTGGTACATTCCAGTTGGGCCTCAGTTCAGTGATGTCGAAGACACAGTGTCTGGGATTCCTCCTGGCTACGAGGATTACGCGGTAACGTTTGCTGTCATTCAGGCAAAGGCAAAAGAAGAAAGTGACATTGCCTTCGAAGTATCAAACCTTGAGCGCCTGAAGCTCCGCATTGAACAAGCAGCTCGTCGCAGGGATGCAGGAGAGGCTAAGTCTATTGTCAATGTTGGCAATGGGACAGAGTTCTATCACGACGTGTTCTTTCGCTAGGAGACCCCATGAGACGTTTCCACAACACGCACTACGGCGATGACACAGTGGCAAAAGCTTTTCAGGATGTTGAGGACGCCTTTGTATCCCTGGAGGAAGTCCCCCTTCTTAACGGTCGCCTGCTGAAAGACCTGGAGTTCAAGGGTAGCACTACCTTGCGTGTTAGCCATGGCCTTGGTCGCGCATTCAACGGGTACATTGTTGTTTCGACGAATGAGAAGGTGGTTCTTAAGATAGTCGACTCTGAAAACCTTGACCCACTCAGCTATATTCCACTTCAGACAAATACCTACGATGCAACCATCAGTCTGTGGGTTTTCTGATGCCACTTACAAAGCAAACACTGAGCCTTAAGTTTGAAAAAGGTCTAAACCAAAAAGCGTCAGACCGAACGCTGAACGTGCCTGAAATGGCGGATATCCAGAATGCCCGGTTTGAGAAGACGGGTGAGCTGCGCAGGCGTCATGGCCTGACGCCGGAGGTAGACGGGACAAATCCATCCAACGTTAAATATAGTGCAGACCTTAGCGCGGGCACTGAGTTTACCAAGTGCGAGCAGGTGGTGACATATAAAGACGAGCTGCTGTTGATGGATGGCAAGAACGCTTATGCGCAGCTCAAGAATAAAATGTGGGTTGATAAAGGGCCATGCGATCCGACCATCATCCGCAATGACGTTTTGCGCGACGATGCCTCGATGGTGCAGTCGCGTGCAGACCTCGCGTATACCGCAACAGGAGGCACTGGTGCCCTGGGCTTACTTGGTGCTGCATATTACGAGGTCGACCCATCATGGCAAGGTAAGACCAGTGGCACAGATTCAGTTACCTACAAAATTTACGTCCAGTTGTATGACTACGAGAGCATGCAGGAGTTCGGTCAACGGTTTGAAATAGCCGAGTATACCTTCCAGCCCCACACCAATTGGACGAACGAACGAGCTTATGCTGCACCTCGAGTTCGCCTGTTTGCAATCGGTGATAAGTTTGTCGTCATTTACAACAAGGCAGTCACGTTGTCTGGGCCAACCTACACGACGCATGTCCGCTACCGAGTCATTGACACCGGCACAGCCTCTCTGTTGTTGGATGAAAAGCCTTCCTCAACAACATCGTTGCTTGCCACGGGCAAGTTCGCAGCTTGGGACGCATGCCCTTTTCATCGGTATGCAAGTGGAACATCTGTCGACGGTATTGCTATTTTTCACCGCGTGGATACTGGGACAAATGCTCACACTCTGCAGGAATATTTTATCTCCGGCAGCGACGAGCTCACGACCTCGGCAGGTCGGTCGTATAATTTTGCACACTCTAGCTATGCGAGAAACACGGAAGCATTTAACAAGGGTACGCCGAATCCCTATGGCTACTTTGTCAGACACCTTCAGCCCAGAGGAACCGATGATGACACCAATGCGATCTACAGTGTTGGGTTCAATGTCTTAGACACGACTGTTAAAGGAAAACTGGCTACCATTGACGCCGCTGGCGGGACCTTGTCGCTGCTTGGCTCAGTCGTTGCCGACCCTGACAACAAGGGAATTCTAAACGGCTCAATGGTTTATGAGCCACCTGCGTCTGGGTACGCAACACATTGTCGCGTGTATTACACAACACTTGATGACCCTCACGGTCCCTCCGGCGTTTATCCTGTTCGTAACTCGTTGCGTTCAATGCGTGTACAACTATCTGACGGTGCGGCAACTGAGAAAAATAAGGTAGGCTTTAATACTGGCTTAGTGAGCGACCCTTGGGTCTTTAACGAGCAAATCTACTATACGATTGCAGAAACCATCTCACCAAAAGCAGAAGAGACTTCTGACCGGGGAACTCCGTTATTTTCAACCGGCGCGACTTATGTCGTTCGAGATACACTTGATGATACCAGCACGGCTACCTACAAGCGTGAACGTGCTGTGGTCGTCGCCAAAACGCTAGAAAGCGATGTGGCTGCAACTCCGTACGTGGACTGGTTTCACCTCAACAACGATTTCCCCTCTTCGCTAGATGGAGCCCTGGGGTACAGCATGTACTGGGGATGCTCTCCGGTTATCCAAGGGCCTAACAACGACCAGCGGTATGTTGGATGCAGCAGTTACATCGGCCAGCACTTGACTGGTGACCAGGCCATTTTTAGCACTTCGCTTTTGACTGTTAGCCATAAGCCTCGGCGCACGCTTCCAAGCGTTGAACACAACGAGCAGCTCTTGATTGGTGGCGGCTTTTTAAAGTCGTATGCGGGTCACAAGGTTTTTGAAAACGGGTTTTTACGCAGGCCTCAAATTTCAAATGTAATCACCGGCAGCACAGGTGACGTAGACGGCGTAACTGGTCGCATGGAAAGCGGCACCTATTATTACAGGGCCGTTTATGAATACATCGACGAAGCAGGAAACTTGCACCGATCTGCCCCTAGCGACCCAATCTCAACGACAATCGGCGGATCAGTCAGTAACGCTTATCGCACTATCAAGGTCTACAACTTAAACCACTCATTAAGACACGCCGAGAACGTCCGAATAGTTCTTTATCGCACGTTGTTAAACCAAACGAATTCGTTTCGGGTTGAGAGTCAAGCCAATAGCTTCGACTCACTTGAAACAACCTTCAATGACATTCACTCTGATGCAGACCTGTTTAGCGCAGCAAACCCTGAAGCTGCTCATGAAATGCTATACACGCCAGGGCAAGCATCGAACGGTTCTCCTGGGTCTATCACCGATGTTGCTATTCACAAGAACCGGGTAGTTCTAGCGCAGGCTGACGACCGTGTCATTGTCACAAAGCCAACAGTGCGCACGTTGGCGTGTGAGCCTTTCCCTGAGCAGTTTTTTACGTTCACTGAAATTGAGGGCGGCACTCAGCAAGTCTTTGGAATTGAGTCGACCGGGGACCATCTCGTAATTTTTTCTAAGAATAGCTTGTACGCGGTTTCAGGAGAGGGGCCGGATGCGACAGGGGGTGGCTCACGGTTTAGTGGGGCCAGGCTATTGACGAGGGGCCAAGGGGCAGTTGAAGGCACCATTCACGAAAACACGCCAGCAGGCATTCTCTACCAGGCTCTTCGTGGCATCTATTTGCTTAAGCGCGACCTTACCGTCGACTACATTGGTGCACCTGTAGAGGACCTCGGTACTTATCGCGCCATTGGCTCTCTGACCAACGATGAGCGGCATGAGGTTTATGTTGTCCTTGGGCCGAAGCTCGATGAGTCCGCAGACTTCACGGGATACTCAACCATTCTTGTGTTTAACTACCTATACGGAGCGTGGACCCAGTACACGTATGACAAGGCATTCGTTGGCTACAATTCCCCTGGTGCGGTGCTGCATTCAGGCGATATTTACCTAGGCCGAATGCGATACGCATCAAGTTCAGGTCGGTCAAACAACTGCAACCAGGACTCTGCCGTCAAATCAGGGTTGTGGAAAGAGGATACGAGCTCATACTGGGATCAGCTTTATGGGTCGCCTGCCACTTATTCAAAGTTTAGCACAGTCGTTGAATCGCCCTACATTCACACCAACAACCTCCAAGGAGCGCAGCGTGTCTACAAGCTCCAGTTTCTCGGTGAGTACCTGGGTGACCATGATATCACCGTAAACGTCAAAGTGGACTACGACGATAGCTCAGCTCATAGCCAGACTAAGACAGCATCGGAACTGACGGATAAAAACATCTATCGGGTTCATGTAAAGCGGCAGCGCTGCAGGGCTCTTAAAGTCACACATACGATTGCACCAAACAGTTCATCGGTTCAGACCAATGGACTTTTCAAGCTTGCAGGGATGGCCCTCGAAGTGGGCTTCCGCCCAACGACGTTCAAGTTGCCAAAGGGAGACACAATCTAATGGCAAAACCTAAGGCAGGATTTTCGATGCTTGAGCAAGGCTTTAATCAGTTGGAAACCGCTCTAGCGATTAAGGACCCGGCAATGGGTCGCATGGTTGATACCGTTCTCTCAAAGCTCTCCGTGGCGATGGCGCGAAAGATGGGATTACCACCGGCAGCGCTGATGCAATTTGCTCGTCAGTTGATTGACCGTAAGACAGCCCAGAAGCTGGGAGAGGAAACGACTGCACGCCAAGCAAAGATGGCTGCTGTGCAACAGGTCGGAGGTGCAGAGCGCAAATTTAAGCTAGGGCTACAGGGCCTAGAACTCCAAGACGAGGCGTTTCAGCGCAAGCTGGTCACTAAGTATGTCGGAGCCGCTTTGGCCGCGTCAGGGGCCCTTCTGGGGCAAGCCATAGCGTCTGGGATGTTTAAGGCTGAGGATGTGGAGAAGAAGGTGTCCGGCATGTCTGACTTCAATATGCCAGAAATGAAGCTCAGGAAGCCTGAGATGGTTGAACAGGCCGAAGCTTTGGAGAAAATGAAAGCCGAGGCCCAGACTCGAGCCCCGGTGCCAGGCACTCGTGGCGGTGGTCCTACAATGCCGTCTGAGTCGTTAGGGATTGGTGAGCTTGGTGCTGCAATGGAACCCACGCCAGCCTTTAACTTGCCTGAGCGAGCAGACCAGGGGCGGGTGGTTCCAACTCAGTCGAGACTTAAGCCCGCCAACTTTCAGCGTGACCTAGCTAGGGAAAGGGCTCGCCAAGCAGCATTAAGCGGACTGGATCCAGCCGTAGCGAGGAGGCTGGTTTCTACTGGGGGGCTCCGCTCAGAAGAGGATCCTCTCGACAACATCCTTAAAACGCTGAGGGACTTGTGATGGAAGAATTTGATGAGATTGCACCCTTTGAGGGTGGAGGTGAGTACCAACCAGGGCAAGGCATGCCTGATCCTGCCGATCCCAGCCCTGCAGAACAACGAGCGCTCAGCTCGTTCCCTGCGCGAAATCAAAGGTCTGCACCCACCCCTGATGAGCCGGATGTTTGGGACCGGTATTCGCGTCAAATTCTGGACGATCTCCAGGGTATTGCGAGCGGGAAGGTAAAGACTGCGGCAGAACAGCAGGCGCTAGATTTGTCCAAGCAAATCGGGACTGCCGGTTATTCTGTTGCGAAGTCACGGACAGGTGTCATGCCTGGCAGCACCTTCGGACAAGCGGCTGAGCAAGCAGGTCTGGTGAGAGGTGCAGGTTTTGCGAGAGCTGCCGAGATTGGCAGGGCGGCACGAAAAATGGCGGCAGAAGAGGCTCTTAAGTTTCAGGCAGCGAAGTCTGCTGAACAGCGAGGGCTATCTCTAAGCTACCAGTCGATGCTTCAGCAAAGTCAGCAGGCAGAGCAGGCCGCCACTCAGAGCCTCTTCGGCTCATTGCTGCAATTTGGCGGCTCGATCATCATGGGCATGCTGGTTTAAGGGGGTAGATGATGGCGATCGAACACGACACATGGGCAATGCAGCAAGAGAGAGAGAAAAACGCTTTAGATGAACTCTCGGGTGCTGAGCTTCCTGTGGGAGAGTCGAACCAGACGCTACAAGAGCTTTCCACTAACCTGGATATGGAAGGCTTGATGCAGGACTATTATGGCGGCGACATGAGCCTTGGGCGTGACCCGGATGGCGGCCTTAGTCTCATTGATGAAGCTATCGAGGATGCGTTCGGAACAAAGACGCCACCACCAGCCACCCAAGAGGGACAGAAAAAAGATGAAGATTCACGAAGTGCTGCATTCTCTCTCCCAGGAAGTCCTGTTGGTAGGTACCGGAGCGAGCTTGCTGGTTTGCGCGGACAGACGCAGACTTATTTAGACAAGGCATCCGAGGCAGACACGCAAAGGCTTAAAGCCGAGCGCGACCTGCATACTGATATTAAAACGCTTGAAGATGCACGGACAGAGCGGATTCAGAAAGAAAAAGAAGAACTCAAGAAGGCGGAAGATATACGTCAAAAAGCGCTAACGAAGGCTAGGACTGACATCTCTGACGCTGCTGATATGGTTCTCAACTCAGAGATTGACCCCAATAGAATCTACAAGAGTACTGGTCAGAAGGTTGGTGCTGCTCTCGCAATGGCTCTCGGGGCTGCTGGGTCTGCGCTCACCGGGACCGAGAATGGCGCTATGCGTATTCTCCAGACCGCTATTGACCGAGACATTGCTGCCCAGCGCATGGAGATTGATGGACTCAAGTTTATCGTAGGTCAAAAACAGAACGCCTACTCGATGCTGCGCGAGCAACATGGTGACGACAGGAAAGTCGAAGAGCTTATGCGAGCCATGGCCCACCAGCACATCGACAACCAGATCCAAGCGCTCAAGACGCAATACAATCTCGATGCGAACCAATCACGACTGACAGCCATCGAGGCCAGAAATAAAGCTGAGATGACAAAGGTAAACGAACGCTACGCTACTCTCCTGTTTAATGGCGAGATGGCTGAGTGGTCAACGAACATGAGTCTATTGGGTCGCCCCGGTTCAGGGAAGACTGGTGACCTTGGGATGTCTGTTGACCTGACAAGCAAGCTCAATGGCGCATTGATGTCTAAGAAGATGATTGAAGACCTCATTAAAGATGCCCCAGGAACTAGCGCCATAGGCTTCGACGGCAGTATCGGCACAGGAGGTGCTTTCTATGGCAACAATGCTGCCTTCGAAAACAAGAGAGACCGACTGGCAATGAGGATCGTTAACGCACTGTCTGGTGCAAACTTTACTGAGAGCCAGCTAGAAGAAGTAAGGCGCAGCTTGCCTAAGTGGCACGACAAGGACAAGACGAAAGTTCGAATGCTTAAAGATATGCTAGGTGAAATTGAACAGCAGATTGGAATTATCGGTTCTCTTGTACCTCTCGATAAGCAAGAGGAGTTCAACGCCCGCTTTATGCCTCAAGACGAGAGCCAGCAAATCAAGGGAATATAAGGAAGTAAATTAATGGCTAGCCTCTACAACTACTCGACGAAAACCTATGAGCCGGTTGATGACCGCGAGGTAACGGAGCGCGTCAAGGCTGGCCAGTACACCTTCCAGTCGGGGAAGAAGGTCAAGATACGGCTGCCCAACGGTGAGCTGTATGAAATTGAACCTGAGAAAACACAGAAGGCATTCAAGCTTGGCGCGACCTTTGTTACTGCAGAGGAAGAGCGCGAGATAGGCTTGAAGGAAAAGTATGGCCAGGGTTGGGGTAACGCCCTAAGCGCTTTTGCTCTTGGAACACTCTCTGGTGCGACTCTTTCTGGTTCAAATATAGCCTTAGTTGAAAGCGGCATCATCAACAAAGAGACGCTTGATGCTTATCGCAAGTATCAAAGCGGCGCATATATTGGTGGCGATATAGCGGGCTCAGTGGGCTCCATTCTTGCGACAGGCGGTCTTGCAACCGCAGCACAAGCGGGAGTTCGAGGCGCTAGAGCAGCCAATGTTGCTGCCCATGTTCTTATGCCTTCTGCAATTTTAGCTAAAGGTGCATCGGCAATTGGTCGAGGGGTCACCGGAGCAGCTGCAGGCAACGCTGCAAAGCTGCTCGCAAAAGGCGCTGGCGAAGGCATTGGCAAAACTCGAAATGCTATTGTCTTAGGAGCGCTCGCAGAGGGTGCTGTTGATGCGGCGGGCTACGCTACCGCCGAGCACCTTACGGAGTACTATCTAGGCAATCCTAACAAGAACGCTGAGACTTTTCTCGGTAACCTTGGGATGAGCACAGTGCTTGGTGGCGGATTAAGTGCCCTCATTCCTGGTGTCCGTCACCTGGTTAAGCCGATGAGCGCTGAGAAGTCGATGGATGTTCTCAGGTACGCTACAGGCCGGTTTGTTGATACCTCAAAGGGCCGTGTAGAAGTTTCTCAGCGACTAGCAGAGCAGGAAGGCATTACGCTCGACGAAGCCATGCAGAGAACTGCAGCTAATGTCGATAGCGCTCTCTGGCGTCAAAGCGTTGATGAGGATGTGCTTCGTTACAACGACACCTTGACCGACATCAAAACTGCAATTGAGGAAAAAGAATCTTTCATTGAGCGGCTGACCGCAGAGCGGGACCTCGACCTTGATGACATCGGCCCAGCTCTCACCGAAGCCAAACGACGGGTAGACGAGCTCACAAAGAAGAAGGCCGACCTGGATGACACCAGTGCCCTTGAAGATGCGAGGAGGCAGGCACAAGAGGACACGCTAAGTTTCCGAGAGCGATACAATCGCGAGATTGAAAAACAGAACCTTGAGGTGGAGAACCTTGTCGCGGCTAAAAGCCAAGCACAAGACACTCTCTTCTCGCTTAAGCAAGAACGGGACAGAATTGTTGACGAGGGCAAGACCATGCTCTCGCGTGAGATTGAAACGCAGAGAGACAGGGCTGTCAGCGCTGTAAATCAGGTCTATGACCTTGTTGAGGATGGAAAGGCGCTGGCTCGGGGCGCTCATCGAAACAGCGTTTTGGTTAGGGGTATCGAATCAACGACTGAAGAAGGCACTCGGGGCGTTGATATGATTGACGCTTTCTATCTCGAGATAGCCAATAGACGCACTCAGATGGAAAACGCTAGAGGTCGGCCCGGCGTTGATTCTGCTGAGATCGATACAGTGATTGGTGTTCTTGATGCTATCGAGGATGAAGTAAACGACGTGCTGGCAAAGGTCGGCAAGTTTGAGACAAACCCGGTAGCAAGAGTAAGCAAAGCAACCGGCAAAAAGAAGACGGCAGAGGACTTAGCTCGCGAGGGTCAAAAGGCAGATTTTCGCAAGGCGATTACATCGAAGGCTGTTGATGGGCCAGAGCTTGACCTCGCCATAAAGCGGGCAATGTTCACCACGCTCGATGAGAACCGCAAGGTGCTCGGTGACATCATTTTCAACCATGCCAGAGATGGCAAAATTGCGTGGAACACTCAGAGCCTTTTGAAGGATACCTGGCTGGGCTTCAAGGTACTTCAAAGCCATAAGTCATTCGGTAAAGCTGGTGAGCAAATCGGCCAGGTCACAGAGGCGTTCAGTCGTTTGCTTGAGGCCGACCAACAGTTTTCCAGCTACTTTATGGCACCCAAGCGTTTTGAACGAGAGGGCCGACGCTACACGGACCAGGACAAGCTTGAGCGCTTCTTTAGCAATCCCAACAAAAGCCATGAGCGCAAAGAGGGTTTAAATCGATACCTCCAAGCTGCAAACAACCTCATCACAATCTCCGAAAATGCTGGGCTTTACGCCAAGGTGGACGATGTTGTCGACGATGTTGTTGACGTTCAGGCTGTAGCCGAGAAGGCCGCAAACAGATGGGTCGATGCCGTCAGCGAATCAACAAGGCGCATAGTCAATAATCTCCCAGGCTCGCTTAATCGGCGGGTTGTGGACGGTATCGAAAACGACATCAACAAGCTTATACAAGGAAACGCACACTACATCGCCGCTGGCTACGCGTCGGGGGTGTTGCCACGAGCAGTTCACAAGCAGTTTGCGAGAGAACTTGAGGATTTGTTGACTCAAAGACTCAAGGGCCACACGGGCACCGACCTTTGGCCGAAAATTCAACAGTGGCGACCAGGATATGAAGACCGCGATAAGTTTTTCGGTTTATCTGAAATTTTTACCGGTCGCAGAATGACTGCAGCAAGAGAAGAATTGCGTAGAGTAGAGCCAGAAGTTGATGCCTCTGTTGGTCTACATTTTGATTCTGTTTCCGCTCGTGTTCAAAAAATGATGGACGGTATTCGCAACCGTGATCCAAAGGTTCGAAGACTGGTGCAGGATAACCGCGAGGAGCTGGTTCGCATCCGGCACTTATTGATCCAAGCACCAGAAACCGAGGGTCTGGATGTAGCTGAAGCTGTGCACCAGATCGATATGCTCTCGCGTCACTTTAAGGAGCTAGAGGAGGAGGTGCGCAGTAAGCACATCCAGTCCCCAGGCGAGCATCTTGACGATGGGAGCGCAATACAAGTGGCGGCGGCGCGTGTTGCAGACATGCCGTTGCCCACTGCAGCAGTCGACGATGTTGTTGACGTTGAGGCTGTAGCCTTAGAGGCTGCATACCGTTACAAAGATGAGCTGGCCGGTCGTGCAAATTTTATCCTTGACGAGATCAGCAGGAGAACAGACGACCCGAGCGTCTTTCTCACCCTGGAGCCTAGCCTTGAGGACATAATTCAAAAGAGGTCGGATGAGGCCCAGTTGCGCTACCTTGACGGCGAGATGACCCCAGAGTTTCAGGAAGAGGTCGCTCGTGATTTTGAGCGGGTGGTTAGGGATACGCTTGAAGAGCACCAGAGCGTAGACTATTGGGATGAAGTTTTGGATGACGCTAACATCATTCAGGAACTGCGTGCTCGGTACTCGTTAAAAGAACGTGCTTATCCTGAAGAGATGCCGGTCAACGACGCAACTCTTGTCTCACTAAGCTTTGCAAGCAAAGCAGGGGATGGTGGTCAGTTAGCCGCCAAAATGCGGACCACCTATGAGCAAGCTGCAACGGCTCTTAACGACATCGAAAACAGCCTTATTACGCAATTAGCCGATAGCGCCCTGCTCACTGCTAGGTCTACCGCAGAAATGCTGCGCAAGAACCTAAATGAGCTTGATACCCGAATGGACTGGGACACGAAGGACATTTGGATTGAGCAAAACACTAGAGTTTTAGCTTACCTCGACGAATTGGCTGACTACCTAGAGCGCAATGCTGACGCTCTCTTTCGTCAGAGCAACAAGCTGCCAGTTGAGCGAATAGCAGTAGATGCCTATCAGTCGATTCAGCAAATGTCTCTTCCTGCGCTCCGCATGCGAGAAGTTGCAGTCCCAGAGACCCTTGCAGGCAAGTTGGCAAAAGCCACCCGTGAGACCAACGAGTCCATGGATGAGATTGGCAACCTACTCGAGGACACTGAAGCTCTTCGAGCAATCAAAGGTGGCGGACGTGCGGTAGAGCCTGCAGGCCACCCTGTTCACGACTCCATTAGAGCACTTCAAGAGCTATCACTTCGCGAGAAGGATGCAGGAGCTGCTCTCGACCAGCAAATCGCAAAGCACCGGGACGCAAAGGCGATTGGACGAGATCTTAAAGCTAGTCGCCTAGAGGAGCTTTCCCAAAGAGAGCAAGCTGAAGCCGCAGCACAAGGGGACCTTGAATTTGAGCAGGCTCGACGCTCATACGAGATAGGCGAAGTAGAAGATGAGCTTGCATACACAGAGGCTCAAGCTGCGATTTTGGGCCGCGACGTAGAAGGTCTTAAGGGTACCGTTGAGCACTATCAAAACCTTGAGAGAGCAGGCATTGCCGACCTTAAGGACATGGCTTACGGGCGGATGCCATATGAGGCCACTGGTGGTCCCTTTGGGCCTAAGCCTAAGCCGACTGAATTGCAAAGACCTGAGGCATATCTGCCAAGGCTGCCTGAGTCGGGCGCTGGCGCTATTGGAGACCTGACAGCAAGCGGCACGACTTCGATACCCGGCTTAGCGATGTATCAGGTTGGCGGGTGGCAAGGTGCAGCGCTTGGCTCAATTGGTTTTAGTTCCGTTATCCAGGCTCTTCGGAGCGGTGCAGATCCACAACGACGGTGGATGGCATACCTGCAAGCCTATGACACCATGGTGAGATATCAGCACAACCGCAAACGCATCGTCAGCGACTTTCTAAGCGGCGAGCTCAAGAAGGCGACTGTAGACCGAAAGGCATCTCCGTTTCGATTGATGCTCGGATCTCTCATGCAGTTTGGAGAGTTCGAGGGGCTTTTTGAGGCAAGCTCAGGCGACGACTTTACCGATGCAACAGCACGACTGCACACCATCAACAGCAAGCCAGAATTGAAGATGAAGATCTTAGAGGAAGCTGTTGCGGGCTTAGACCCCAGCATGCCGAAGCACGCTGCTGCGATTCAGAAGCAATTGGCAACCTGCTTGGACTATCTGGGCGAGCAGTGCCCGAAAGAGCCTCAGACCAACCTCCTAGCTCTAACACGGCGAAGCAACTGGCGACCTTCCGACAGTGAAGTGTTTTCCTTTCAGACAGGTTGCGTGGAACCGCTTGAGAGCCAACTTGAGACGTTGCAGAACGGACTTGCTCAGCGTACAATTACTCCAAGGCAAGTCACGACCTGGCAGGTCTGCATGCCTAGCTTTTACGCCGACTGCGCCGAGGACATGTACTCGGGTTTCGCAGAACTCAAAGAACCTGCGCCATACGATGTTCGAACCGTTGCCTCCGTCTTTCTCGGTAGTCACGTCGAACCAACACGGCAAGCGCCGTTTGTTCAGGGAATGCAGGGCATGTTCAATCAGCAAACACAACCAATCGGTGACGCAGCAAGCGCAACTCGAGGCCGCAGTGAAGCGGCTCTGACCCCAAGCCAAGAACGACAGCAAAGGATTGCATGATGGCTCGAACGACTCTTCAGCATTTTCGAAATGAAACCGACGTTGGGATGGATGACGTTCTTCTGAACGCATCGAACAACAGCAACACGCTGTCGTGTCGGGGCATGAATCAGATGACAATTGTCGTCAACCAGACCGCACGCGCGTCGTCGACTGCTATCACGTTCAACGTGGAGGGCAGCATCGACGGAGGAACGACCTGGGCCAAGGTGCAGACCTCTGCCATTTCGAGCGGCACGCAGACGCTGTCAGATGCGACGTATTCGAAAGCCCTCGCAGCGACCGGCGTGTTTGCTGTGAATCTTGCAATCAACTTCACCCATGTGCGGATCCGAGCGTTGACCGGAGCTAGCGCAGGTTCGGGCGACAAAGCTGACGTAACAGTTATGTTTGGGAGTTTGTGATGAGTGGATTTGGAGACGCAGTTCAGGGCGGCGGCGTAGCTGGCACCTCAGAAATTGATGACAATCTTGCCAGTTCCGTCTTAATTGAATCTGCCGATGGTGAAGACTACTTGGCCATCGATACGACCGACAACGCCAGCAAGGTTGTCTTGTTGGGCACTCACACGGCTGCAGATAACGAATCCTCTGGCATGGTTGGGATTCGCGAAGCCACGCCTAAAGCCCCGCTACACATTGTCGGCGCGGGCGGCTCAACCGGAATTTCCATTGATCCAACCGTAAACTATTCGCCGACTTTGGTAATCGAAAATAGCACAGGCAACAGCAAAGACAGGTGCCTGGTTTTGCTCAACGGTGACGGCGGCGATGGGTCCGCCGTTTCGTTTAGGCAGGCGGACACAGAGCGCCTTTACATCAGCTCAAACAAAGATTCATCTGGCCCCGTCGTCTATAGCATCGGATCTCTTGAGTTGAAGTTGGGAACAAACAACACCGAGAGAATGCGCATCACCAGCGATGGCAAGGTTGGCATTGGCGAGGATACGCCACTTGGCGCTGACGGCGGTTCGGTTCACATCAAAACCGGTGACTCCGGTTCTTCGTCAGCTTCAGGCGATTGTGACGAGCTGATTGTTGAAGGTTCTGGAAACAGCGGTATCACAATCTTCAGCGGAGCGAACGACACAACAACGAACTTCGGCGGTCTTGCTTTTGGGCGAGCAGATTCTGGTACCAACGGGCGCTACCGAGGGGGCGTCAATTATAGACACGGATCCTCAAACGACTATTTGCAGTTTTTGACTGCGGGCACCACAAAAATAATTGTCGACAAAGATGGCAAGTTGAGCACTGGTTTGACCTCGCCCGGAGCGCTCTGTGACAGTAATGGCATCCACATTAAGACCGGTGATGCTGCACACACGACAGTTCACGCTGATTGGAATGATTTGATTGTTGAGTCTGCTGGTCGATGCGGAATCACGTTGATGAGCAAGCATGACGGCGATCATTATTCCGCGCTCACATTTGCAACGAGTGGAGCGGCTGAAGAGGGCTACATTCGTTACGACCACAGCAACAACAATATGAATTTTCGGACAAACAGCTCAGACCGAGTTCATATCACTGCGACTGGTTCGGTCGGAATCGGATCAAGCACGATTGGCACAAACGGCGCCAGCGTTCTTCTTATAAAAAATGGCACAGCGCCAGCATCATCGCCGGCAGACAGCGTTCAACTGTATGCAGAAGACGTTAGCAGCAGCAGCGAGCTTAAAGTTCGCGATGAAGCTGGCAACGTAACCACTCTTTCACCGCACAACTTTTCACTCACAGAGCGCAGTGACCCGATGGCCTGGGCGTATTATTCGCGAAATGAGTTTGCAGGAAAAGAGCTGAACGTTGACATGATGAGGGTTATCCGAAAGCTCGAAGAGCTGACGGGCGAAACATTTATCACTGTGCGCGATTTGCCATCTGAGCAGTGCCTTGACTGGGATACTGAAGAGCAAAAGAAGCTAGAGCAAAGCGAAAAGGATATCGCAGATTGGGACGCTCAGCCTCAGGGCAGTAAAAACGGTAAACGCCCGTTGACTTATGAGAAACAACCAAAACCGACCTGGCTAGATTGAGGTACTCGAAAATGGCAACAAAGATACTCCACACCGTCCAAGTGACAATTACAAAATCAATCGCAGAGGGTAGCGTATCGGCATCATGCCAAGCAATTGCGACATTGCCAGAGATTGATGGTACGCGCTTTGGCGTAAACCTGCCGCTCGAAGGCGACGGCGTAACGTCGTTGATTGACAGCGCCGTTGATGCGCTCAAGGTCAAGATGTCCGAAGGCGGCCACACGGTCGAAGAGGCCCAGCCACCGGCGGAAGAGAGTTGACGTGGAAGAGGGCGGTGCGGCTGCTGGCTTGATCGGCGTTTTGTTAATTGCGATGCGAGTAATTGAGCGCAGCGTTGACAAAAAGAACGGCAGCAATGGCACCGCTAAGCTCGACACACGTATGGCCCTCGCCGAGCAGCAGCTAGCTGAACTGAAAGAAGATATCGCAAAGCTCACAGAGAAAGTGGTTGAAAACCTCAAGCTTACATACGAGCTGCGCGAAAAACAAATTGTGCAAGATGCGGTGAATGAGGCTCTTAAGCACAAAGGCAATGGTCAGCATGACCCAGGGGGTGCCAAGTGAGTATTAAAGGACAAACCAAAGGCTGGAGGTCATCGGAGTTCCTCGTCACCGTCGCGGCAATGTGCGTGGCAATCGCGACCGTGCTTTGGGAGGACAACCAGATTGTTAGTGCCCTAGCTGGCCTGGCCGGAATCATTGCACCGGCAGCTTATTCAGCAAGTCGCGCCATGGTTAAATCAGCGCTCGTAAAATCCGACGCACTGAAAGAGGTGGCCGGAAAAAAGCCATCAGAGGATTGATGGATGTCAGCAAGGCATTCAACACGACTGGTCATGGCGCTGACCTCGGCTTACGTCTTAGTGGCGTTGGTGGCGATGAAGTTCGGGCCGCAGTGGTTGGAGAGATTGCTGGCGAAATCACTGATGGGCTCGAAGCGTTCGCGACCGCAGAGGTACAGCTCGACAAGAAACTAGACTGGGCAGCGACTGCTGGCCTGAAATGGAGATGGTGACATGCCTAGAGGACCAGGAACATATGGAAGCAAGGTTGGTCGTCCGCCGAAACCAAAAAAAGCAAAACCCAAGAAAACGAAGCCCAAAAAATCTAAGAAATGAGCTGGGCAGGCAAATGGTTTAAGGCGGATGAGTTCGCTTGCACTTGTGGATGTGGCGGGAAAGATGTTCACCCAAAGCTCGTGGAGCTTCTCGACACCATCCGTGAGGAGGTGGGTCAACCTCTACGTGTGACGAGCTCATACCGCTGCGCCGACAGGAACACCGCAGTGGGCGGGGTAAAGTCGTCTCAGCACCTACCTCACAAGGGGCAAGCCTACGCTGCTGACGTTACCTATTCCAATCGTAGTTTGAGGGGCAATCGAGAGAACCTCTTCAGGCTCTTCTGGCACGCGGAGAGAGCTGCTGAGAGGATGGGCCTTGTCGTAGGTCTCGGATTGTACGAACCGCGCTCAGGGGCGTTCCTGCACGTCGACGTGCGGGGCTGCAGGCCTAAGCCAATGAAAGCAGCGAGGTGGCTGAAATGGTCCTGGCCCCGTATGCCCTAAGCCTGTATTTCGTTTGTGATGGATACTTCATTTGCGCTCTCGCATGAGTAGTCGGGCGAATTGCCTTAAGCCCTCAGTCGTCATCCAAGTCTTTTCAGCCAGATGCTCAACCCAATCTAGAATCTTCTCACGAGTGTCAGTGTGGCGTAGCTTGATGATGTATTCGTAGCCGCCCATCTCGGTGATGATAGCGTCATCCGTAACCCTCCATAAATGAGCTGGAGGCTTAGCAGTAATCTCTGAAAGCTTGGTGATATTTAAGTTCGGCATTTTTATGTTCCTAACTGAATAACTTCTACGACGGATACGCCGGAAGAACCATTCGAGTAACCGTAAACTACACCAGCATCGTCAACATTACTGCTGGCTGCTCGGGGCAGAGCATCGGCGAGAACAAAGAAGCCACCCGCTGGGATGGTATGGACCCACTGTCGCAGGACCTGAACCTCAAGGCTCTGACTCGAACCGGCAGACCATGCGCTGCTGCTGTTGATATGAATGACGGCTGTGCTGTCACGAGCCACCAGGCCATATCGGGCGCCCGACCTAGCCGTGTTGGCAGCTCCCGCGTCGACAACAAAGAGGTGCTGGTTGCTTCCAAACCCCGCAGCGTCCGACCATGGTGTGCCTGAGCCTGCTGTAAGGGTTACCATGTTGGTGCTTCCGAGGGCAGTGTTTGCCACAGTCACAACACCACCGGTAGAGACCTTGTCTCCCATTCTTGTGTATCCGACAACAGTCACACTGTTTGTGGTGTCTGTGTTACGAATGGCCAGACACTGCTCTGTCTGAATCCCCTCATCAGTCGTGTCGTTTTGGGCAGCGTGATGAACAATTGCAGAGTAGAGAGGGTTCGCTCCGTCCGAAAGTGACGGCAACTCGATCCGCTTAATAATAGCTTCATCTGGCGTCAGCTCATAGGCAGCCGACTTCGTTTTAAAATAAGGGTTCGAGTAATCCGCGTTCTCACTTAGAATCGTCTCTAGAGTCATCTTTGAGTAGGTTGTCATTGGGGTCTCCTATCTTGTAACCACATTGATTTCGTAAAAATTCCAGCGCATCTCGATATCCAAAACAGACCTTGCACACCCACCCTAGCTCAGTGAGCTGACGCATCCATTCCTTTTGTTCGGCGGACACACGACTGGGCGCTGGCTTTGCTCGCTTTAGCTCGATAACAACACCTGGAGCATGGGGAAACTTCGGCGCTCGAGTAAATACGGCCAAGTCAGGAAACCCCTTATGTGCCCCCATCCTTTTCATCCGCGCACCTGCCACTGGTGAGCGTGCCGCGATCCCCATCGGGCAATGTTGGAACAAGAGGTCTGCTTTTCGGAGGTCGGCGACCAACCACAATTGTTCTTGTTCTTCGCTTGGATACTTTGATTTCGCGCGTTTCCGCTTCGTAGGCGAGTCGACCCTTTGGGCTTTCTGAAAAAACCTTTGCGTCGCGTTCAAGACTCTCTGTGAGTGATCTGCCATGCCAGGAGTATATTCGATTGTGTCGCGTTTTGGTACTCATCGTTTTCAATTCAAGATCTAGAATTACCCCTCGCCAGGACGTCTCGTGTTTCAGGAGGTTTCCTTTCAAGCTTCGAGACAAAGTGTGGTCTACCCCTGGCGAGGGTTTTCGTTGCCTGCAAAATTACAGGCCGCGACTTGTAACAGTCGTTTTGCTGTCAGGTATGCTAACCCCGGCACGACCGCATTGCCTATGCTGCGGTGTCGGTCCACCCAATTGGGAACCCCATAAGCGCTTCCGTAAACTCGCACGATAGTTTTCCAGGCTTCCCCCACACCCCACTGGTTGCCCTCGTAAAGAGACTTGCGGTACCTGCACTCGGGCGGCTCTTGTTCACACCGTTCTGCGAGCTTCCGTAAATCGAAGCTGTTGGTGTAGGCAAGGATGTAGATGCGCTCGCGAAGGTGCGGGAGACCGAGCGAACTCGCGCATAGAGTGTCCCATTCGACTTCACACAACCCGCCATCGTAAAGGGCAGCGAGCACTTCATCGAGTCCCCGAACAGTGAGGCCTGGGGAGTTCTCCAGCAGCACTGCTGTGGGTCGAAGCGCCCCGATAAGGCGATGCATCTCCCACCAAAGGGAGGACTCTCGCCCCTCCAGACCTGCTCGTTTTCCGCAGACTGCGATGTCGACGCATGGCCATCCTCCGATGATGATGTCGCATCGTTCGAGGTCAGCAGGGTCAATTGATTCGATAGCTCCATAACGCCTCGCGTTGGGAAAATTCTTAGCCAGGACTGCTTGGCAGAACTCGTCCTTCTCTATCTGCCAGGCGATCTGTGAATTGGGGATGGCAGCTAGGACCCCAAGATCATAACCACCGATCCCCGAAAAGCAGCTACCGATTTTAATCGGCGTCATCCTCTTCCTCTCCCTCGTCCTCTTCTTCTACCTCTTGCTCCTCATCCTGGTCTGCCTCCCTTCGGGCGTCCCAAAACTCCTCGGGCAGCTCTGCGAATTGAGCTTCGTGATAGGCGGCTCCTTCAAGGTCATTACTGTAAACGTCGTCACGCCGCTTTGGCATTACATCTCCTCCAACTCTTTACGTAGTCCTCTAGCCCGAAGCACACTTGCTCGATACTCGTTAATCGCCATCTCTCCCGCCTCCTGCAGGTTGCCGGTGGCGCCGTATGCATCACCCTCTTTTTGGCGAGCAGCAGCATCGGCCATCTTCTGAGTTACACCACGGCTAAAGCCGCCACTGATAACTGCTCGATAGGCGGCAGCGGGACTGTGTTCCTTTAGGCAGCGGCCAACACGGTGGATAGCCTGCTCCATATCGCGCTGCAGCCTCTGCTCTTTCAGCAGTTGGCCCTGAATGACTTTTCTCTGGTAGGCTTGTCGCGTGCTAGGCTTTTCGTTCTTCTTGAATGGCCACATCATGCTGCACCTCTCGCCGGGTGAAGGGACTTTTGCTTTTTAGGAAATAGGCGACGAAACAGCCCTGGAAGAGCCTTTACGCGGCGAGCCAAGATTGCGTACATGTTGGTGTCTGGTGCCGTGGCATTACGCGCAGCCTTAAGCTGCTCACAAACGGCTTCATACAAAGATGCCAGCTCTGCCTGCTCCTCGTCACCCGTCACCCGGTAGCGCGACTGGAACAGGGCTGCTTCGTTTGAAAACGCAGCATGCAGTTTCTTCAAGTCACTGTGGTAGTTTTTCAGTGTTACCATGTCCTGCTTAATTTCTTTCCTACTCACTGAAGCACCTCCTTGATGATGATGCTGTCTAAGCTAGACCGGTAGGTAGGGCTGACCTCTCCACCGCAGTCTCCGACCAGGCACGGGTTTTCAAGGGTTGCTTTATCGACATAAATTACACGAACAGGGCGCCAGACGGGGTCGATGCCTGTAGGGCGACCGAGCTCAGCCTTAATGACCCGACGCTCCATTTCATCATTAAAAACCGGTGCGACACTTTTGCGCTCGCTTGGTTTCGCTGGGTTATGAAGCAGGTTGTCTGTACCCTGTTTCGCAAAATGCAAAAGCGCTGCAACGACTCCTGCAAAAATGATTATAAATAATACGCTGGCGCCACCGCCTTTAGCTTCTTCCATGGTTGCTTCCTTTTTTGTGTTATTGCCTATCGCTTGAAATGAATCTCGCGGTCAGCGTTACCGGCGTGCTGAATCACACACCCGATCTTTGAGAACACCTCGGCAAAGCGCTCTGGATACGCTCCGAAGTAAACGAAGACTGTGCCGTGGGCTGGCGAGTCAGTTTTGTTGTGAGGTCCGTAGAATTTGATGCGACCCTGAACAAAGCACAGGCTGCCATCCCACAACTCAGCGAACCACCTGGTATCGGTTGCATTGTTGATGCAGATAATCATCTGCTCTGTGGTGCCACGGTTAAGTTCGGCCAAAGCCTTGTCGATCCAGTCGTGAATGACTTTGCGACCATAGGGAGGGTTTAAAAACACACGACCGGGCCAGGGCTGATGGAGACCATTGCGGCCTTCGGCTGCTGAGTAGTAGACGTGAGCGTTAACAGTCGTGTTTGCTTCACTGCAAGACGCTGGATCCAAGTCGATGTCACCAAGCACCTCTTTCACAAGTTCGATGTACTTTGCAGGCGTGTACCAATCGGGCGGGCCGTCAAGACCGACTGTTGGGAGCTTTCGAGCAACGACCTCGGCCACCACATCCTGAGTGACTTTGCCACCGGATTCCTCAACAGCCTCCTGCCACGCTTCAGCTCTGTCGTCTGGGTGGAGCTTCTTAAGCGGGCGAACCTGTCGCTCGTTGGTGGGCAGCTCAGATGTGCCGGGGTTAGCTTCAATCTGGGCCACAGTCTCTGCCGCATTGATGAGCCGGTAGACATGCTGCCGTGTGTAATTCCAACGACTGCGACAGTAGTCATCGAAAGTGGCGTGCTGCTCTCGATACAGCTTCTCGTCTCTGATGGTGGCGAGGGCTTGGCCAACGTCAACGAAGGTGTCAAAACCTCGCTGAATGGTTTCCTCGAGTGCGGCGAAGGTGCTGCGCTGCGGCACAGTCAGGCTATTCATATTGATACTCCAAGTTGTACAATTTGCAGTTTGTAGGATCACCGTCTCGGTGAACGATGCGCGAGTGCTTGGGTCGTGGACCCATGAAGGTTCGGAGAACGAGCGCTCTGACTTGCTGGGTCTTTTTTCCATCTGCGTTGCAGAGGGAGACAATGAGGACATCGGAAGGGGCGTAACCCACTTTGAGAACTTTCGGCTCGCTGCGTTTACGCCACGACCTAACGCGGCCATGAGTCGAGACTTCGTAGTCATTGAATCCCTCAATGCGCTTCCATCGCTCCAGGGTCATCGGGTCTCTAGGACCTTCATCACTTGATATTCCTCGCAAGCCGCGAGTAGGCCTTCTCGGTCGAGGTTCACTCCGTGCTTTGAGCACAGCCACGTTGGGTCTCCTTTGAAATCGGGGGTGAGGTATTTGCATGTCCGACAGTTGCGGGCAGGTGGTGCGTTTCGATGGCAGACGTCACGGTGAGAGCAAAGATTGCGGCAAACAAAGTAGCCTTCATTCTCTGCGATTTTGGGAACCTCTTCATGCCACAGCTCAAGCAGGCGCTTGCCTTTGCTAATCTCAAGCCTTGCGAGATCTCGGTCGACTTCAAAGAACTCGGTGTAGATTTCTTGCGAGTCGCAGTTCAGCGCCATGAAGCAGCAAACCTCGAGTTCGGCGTGAAACATGTAAAGGTGGCACTGCACCCAATATTTGACGTTAGCTTTCTCCAGGCCCTGCTTCTGAAGAGTGTTGAAAGTCGCGTTGCCCATCGACTTGCACTCCCAGAGAGCCCACTGATCCTCGTCCAGTTCGGGAAGGCCTTTGACAACGCCGTCCACGGAGCCTGCGAGAAAGCCACAGCCTTCAACTTTGAAGCTGAATTGCTTGCCAGTTAATTCCTCGACATCACAGACAGTGAAGCCTGCACTGCGCAGGTAGCGCTTAAGTCGTTCTTCATCCCCGTGGCCGCGATCGAACTTGCGCAAGATCTTCGCAGCGAACTGCTTCTCGCTGACCCAGTGATTGTCGTTCCAGATTTGACGCAGACAAGGACTGCCAAGGTTCGAGAAGCCGCTATGATCTCGAAAGTTTAACCTTGGTGGGTTGTCTCGCTGAATGGCGAGGTCCATGAGTTCTTGAGTGGTCGTCATATTAAAATTGGTATTCGTATATTTATTTCATTCAGAGAAAGGGCGCCCCGGCGGCAGTGCATCGACCGCCGAGGCACCAAGTAGTCAATAAGGGACGGAACCCTGTTTTGACTGTGGTGACTGCCAACCGCCAGGTGCCTGCATTGTTGGAGCTGGCTGAGCGGGGGAAGCCTGCGCAGCAGGTTCAGAACGCGGTGGCAACGGGGCAGAAGGCTTCTGCACATGTCGCTGCATGCCTCCTACCTCGTAAGACTCCTTGTCGGTCTGCGGGTTCTTCCGCGTGTAGACGTCCAAGACAAAGGGGATGTTGAAGATTTCTGAGATGTCGTTGAAGCCATTAGGGCGACCAACTGCGTAGAGCAGTGCATCCATTCGCTCTTCGAAAATCTCATTGCTCTTGGGAGCAGAGACGTGATTCGCATTGAGACGGATGTAAATGGCCTTGCCCGCGTACTCCTCTTCAAGAATACGAAACTCGAAGCTGATGCGGTCGCAAGTGTCGGCGCTTGAACGCTGTGTCTCTGTGCTGACAAGCTGCACAACGTAGCGACCAGCCGGTGGCTTGCCCAGCATTGGTGCGACGCTTCCTTTGGGTTTGTAAGCAAAACTCATGATTGAACTCCTGATTGGATTTTGGTGATTATGTGGCCAAGGTCAGGCGGCTCATAGAAATCGAGCTGACCCGAACGGTCCCCAGCGTTGTAGGTTTCACAGCCGTGGCACTGGATGACACGCTGCGGGTTCCCCTCCTCGTCATTGACGAAGCGAAGGAAAAGAATTTCGTCCATGAGAAACAGCAATTCATTGGCCAGGATTTTACCCGGCATCAGCGGCATCATTCTGCCATCCTCGCCTGGGGCAATTTTGCTGATGAAAATGATGTGCTTGTCCATGATGTTTTTGATGTCATTGATCCACTCGCGAACGTTGCGAGCGACGTTGCCAAAGGCTTGGCGAGGATCCGCGACACGCTTCATCTCTTCAGCGAGATGCATCTCTGCAAGGACGCTGATGGAGTCGATGCCAATGCAGTCAAACGCCTGGTATTTATCCGTACCCAAGAGACCGTCCCTGAGCTTCAGTGCATCCATCCAAGAGCGGATCTGAATCGCCGGGAGCGCGACACCCTGGTTACAAAGCTGCCCGTTCTCACAGTCCACAACGAGCGGACGGCCAGGCAGTGTGCGCATCGAGAAAGTTTTACCAGTCTTTGGTAGGCCAGCGAGCACTGCGTTAACGCCACGGTTTGAACACAGTTCAGTCGTTGTTGTGATTAGCAGATCATCGTTAAGCATCGTTGACCTCTACCTTCACGTTGACCTTGCCATTCTTGGACTCGATGGCGCGGCAGCAGTATTTATAGAGTTCCGGGTTGCCCAGCTCCAGCGCTCGAAGCTTCTTCATGTCGAGGACAGTCTTGCTGACAAACGGGGAGAGAACCTCGGGAATGCTGTCTTGGATTTGCGCGAGCTCATCCGGCAGAATTCTGCGATTCAGCTTGCTTGTGGTGACGACGCGAAATGCACCGTTGTCCATGCGCAAGCTTCCTTCTTGCTGAATACCCACGAGCTTTACGATCTCGTTATCGACAATGTCTTCGCGGGCTGAGAGGCTGGCTTTCTGGAGCTTCAGTTCTCGCTTCTCCTCGCAGAGAGCATGAAGCTTGTGGCTTGTTTGTTGGTCCATGGTTAGGTTCCTTCCTTCTGTGCAAAGTCTTCGAGTGCGTTGAGGTCGAGACAGTAAGTCTTGGCGCGGGCACGGCAGACGATGCGGCCCAGGATGAACGTGCGAGCCAGCGTGTCGCTTTCACGAACAACTGAGTCCACGATTCGGAGCTGCGGCATCTGATACTGGAAACGCTGGTTGTTGCCTTGGTTGCCGATAAGAATGCCTTCGGCTTTAAATGCTCGGCAGATAGTGGGCGAGCCGCCATAATCAGCAACAAGCTGTCGCCACTGGTCAGTCGTTAGGTAGATTCGAGGTGGCTTATCGTTGTTCTCTTCATCGTCGATGTATCCTGCGAAGCGTCGGTAGTCGGCTTTTGGATCAGTTGCCCTTGTCCCAGCATCGTCATAGACAATCGAAACCAAACGACCGCCCCGGTTGGCGTCGATCCAGCGGACGATGCCCTGAGCACAGCGGTGAACGTCATCTGTTGAGTCGGCTGCTTCAGTGTCGAGCCACGCTCTCATGACAGCCTTCGGGGCCTCAAGAAACTTGGTCGACCAATCACCAGGCAGAATGCCAAGCTCCCATGCCAGCCAGCCAGCGTATGCGACGAGAGCACAGCGCTCAGCGAGCCTGTTGTGCGCCGAATGCTTCACCATGTCGGCGAAATGTTTCTTGTAGATGTGGTTGTATTCGAGCTTGCGAAGGTGCCACGCTTGGTCATCCTCAAGGGACTCTTCAATTAGCTTGGTAATGAACATGCGCCCCGGCGCACCGCCGATTGTTTGGGATAGATCTTCGACTCGCTTTGAAACGGCGCGGGCCTCGGACACTTCCATGCCGGTATCGAACTCCTTGTGGGAGATTGCGATATCTGCAGCACGCAGTCGTTGGCCTTCCTTCATGTCCTTGACGATGGGGCTAACCCAGTCACGGATGGAGTATTCGCCCGTGGACATCCAGAGCATGCGCCATTCCTTCGGCTTCTCGAGTTGAGTCACATTGACACGACGGCTTCTGCCGATACCGTTGGCGAGCCCGTAGAGCAGATTGAGAATCAGCGCAGAGCCTGAGCTGTCGCCCTTACCGCGCACACCGGACTGGCCAATCTCGTCGATGAAAGCAACGCGGTCATTGTGCGCAAAGCCAAGGTCCTCTTTAAGCGTGACACCAGTGCCGTCAAAAGAGACAGGGCGTGAGCCCCAGACAGACTTGCCAATGTCGAGAGCACGGGACTTTCCACGGCTAGACTCGCCATAGAAGTGGATACCGCCCATCACAAACGACGGCACATTGAGAGCCCTGATGAGTGGGCCAGCGAAAGCCATTTGCAGGGCGAATGTCCACATCTTGCTTTTGCCTGCAAGCTTTACGAGTTCTTCCCAATTGTCCCAGCACGGTTCGGCCTTGGTCAGGAAGGCGTCGTGCTGATCTATTGTACTGACCTCATTGCCCTCAGGCAGTACGCTGTCACCCAGCACAAAGTGCTTGTTGCAGTTGGACCAGCCTGGCTTTGAATGGATGGTCACGGTCTGCAGGCCATCGCTCTGCATCAGATACTTGCTGAACAGGTTCTGCGTTGAGAGCCCCTTGGTCAGAGCTTCTCGTTGCACGGTGAAGCCAAGGCGGGCGAGTCGCTGGTAGACGCCAGAGCTGTCGTTGCCAGTTAGCTCGTGGTCCCAGACAATCTCACTGATCTCTTCATGTGTTATTGGATGGTCGAACGTAAGGTAGCTGCCGTTGGCCCCACTATCTGCATCAAAGAGACGGGCTGACACCCAGGCACGAGTGCTTGTAAAGGGCACAAAGGAGTCCCCCTGACGAGCCTCCAGCCGGGCGCCCTTGCCACGGTCCTTGCAGTGTAGGGTGAACATGCCGGATGAAAACATCTCGTTGTCTAATGCAACTACTGCAGCTTCTGGCTCCATTGGAGACCCTCCGTGCGGCGGCTTGATTGGATTGCTTTGAGAACTTTGTTGGTGCGCAGGTCATGGTGATCACCGAAGCGCTCGATGTAGCGTGGGACCATGACAGCCCAGATTTCATCATCCGTCCAACCAGCGTGAACCATGGCTGCGACAGATGTCATGAGGATTGCGTGACGGTTGCCTGGCTGCATCTCATCAACGTGAGAGATAATGGTGGCGCGAAGCTCTGCAGGCGTGGAGGCAGAGCGGCGCTCCATCTTCATTCGCGCGAGCTCATCATCCAGGCTTCCTTGCCAAGAGGCCCTGGTGCGGTCGGCACGCATGACACCCATGGGTGACTGTGGCTGTTCGAGACCAACCTCAGCGATGTACTCAGTGATGGCCGTCTCAAGGAGAGCCATGCGACTGGTCGTCACCTTGGGAAGCTCCCAGACTGGGACATCAGCCAGGCTTGGCCCGCGCCAGGTGTACGGTCGTTTGGTGTCGGGGTGGATGCCTTCTAGGATTGTCTGGCCAGAGTCGGCGAAGATTTCCACAACCGGGCGAAACTTGCGAGAACGATACTGCGCCCAACCATCGGCCTTCGCGTAGATAAGCTTGCGCTTGGGGGCGTTGCCTATTGAGACAAGCGGAGTGCCACCCAGGACTTCAAAGACAAGCTCTTCGAGCCCGTCAGCCTGGGCGGCATCCGTCAAATCTATGTCTATTGCTATTATTGGGCACGCGCTTCCATACACGACTGAAAGGTTGTGCTCCTGGTAGTGCTCGGTGGCACAGAGAAGGTCATCCAGGGAGATGGCGCACTCACCTCGAAGCTGCCAGCCTTTGACAAAGACAGCCTTGCCAGTGGCAGGCATGAGGGTCTGAACCCCCTGCTCAAAGTAGCTTTCCGCGATTTCGTGGAAGAGTCGCGGTTTGATTTGACGCACCAAGTCATCAGATGGTAAATCCATCTCGTACCCCCGTTCGGGCCTTCCCCAGGCCAGGACTTGTCAAAAAGTGACCGAACGGTGTACGTAACAACTTGCTTGTGCAGTTACAGTTCCGTTTTGGTCTGTGATTGCTTCCTTTGGACTCGGCGGGGCTGCAACCTCGTCGGGTCTTTGGCGGCGACACACAAGAAGCTTAATAGCTCCCAGACTTCCAAACAATTCTTGTTTTAAGACATATGTCTGCTAGCGCACGCTATGCACGCTATGCACCTCTAGCTACGAAACCACCGCGTACTTTTTTCTTTTCTGCGAGTGTTTTTTTGATTCGCGCCGCAACCAGGGTTGGCTGCTCCGGTGCTTTGTTTGTTTCAGACTGAGATTTCAAGCTCTCAAAGTAAGCGATAATTTCGCTACGCACGAAGAGCTTTTTACGGGTGTTTCCACCAATGAGTCGTGGCTGCGGAAATTTATCCGCCTTCACCAATCTTGAGATGGTCCACCGGGAGATGCCCAACAGGTTCGATACCTGCTGAACTGTCATCAATAGTGATTCTTGATTTAATTTTGACATTGAGGTTCCCCACCAGGTCGTCATGTGTCCCCCACATTCCACCCTGGCTTGAAGGGTTATAGGTATTGATTGAATCTAATAGTATGGTTGCCCACCGTGAGATCATCTCATGGCGCTCTGGCAAGTATTGATACTGATTATAAACTTCTTCTGTCACCCCCTGTGGTTTGTGCCCCAAGCTCCACTTGATGAGGTCCTTTGGAAAACCCAAAGCCCCCCAAGCAGTCGCTACGGTGCGCCTAATATCGTGTGGTGTCTCCTTGAACTTGCCCTGCACTTTCATGGCGTTGTTCAAACCCATCTGCGTGTTGATGTGCTGAAAGATATTCTGCGTGCGGTCAGTCGGTCGTTTGCTGGCCCAGAACTGCTCCTCTAAGATCTTCTCTGCAATAGGTGAGAGAGGGATGATGAAGTCCCGGTCTTTCTTCTGGCGTGCTGCAGGCACCCTCAACGCAGGGATGCGGCCATTGAAGAGAGGGACCATGTCTTCCCACCGCGCATCGAGGATCTCCATTTTGCGAACACCAGTCAGCATCAGCAGGCGGATGGCACGCTGAATTTCTCGAGCCTTCTCATCAGACGTGTTGATCCACTGCTTGCCAATCGGAAGAAAGTCCCAGAGCCGGAAAAACTCACTGGCTCCGAATTTGCTGCTTCGCGGCTTCAGGTTTAGCTCAATGACGTAGTCGGGGAAGCTGCTGTTCGGGTCGATGCGGTAGCGCTTGCGGTTGTGCTTGAATGCCTGACGCAAGACCGAGAGAGCCTTTTGGCGTGAAATCTGGCCAACACCACGACTGATGAGGGCATCGTTCCAAAGCTGAATATCAAGGTTGGTGATGTCGGTAGGGGCCCAGGTGCCAAAAAACGGGACAATGTAGTTGCGGGCGGCTGACTCGCTGTTGCTCCAGGTGCCCTTGCGCAACTTCTTACAGTCGTCTTTGCTGTTGGGGCCCTTGTCAGTCAGGTAGTCGTCAATCATCTGCTTTACGTTGTAGTCGATGTTGGCCGTGCGGCGGTTCTTGATTTCGCCAGTGATACTGTCCTCGCGAATGACCATGTCGACGCGACGACGCGCCTGAGCTATCGTAAGCTCGTGTGCCGTGCCTAGCTTTTGGCGCGGTCTGATGGGATTACCCTTGTCGTCATAGCCAACCACTCGCCTATAGAAGAAGACTTTTCTGGAAGCCTTGGCGTGACCCTTCCTTGGCGGCTTGCAGTCCACCTGCAGGCCTACAGTGCGCGTGTCACTGAAGATCAGAGGCTTCGTGCTTCCAGGCTCAGCTAAAGGCAGAGCCTTGATGGACTCTGCTGTGAAAAGGAACTTCTTACTTTTCGTCATCGGACTTGTCGCGCTTCTGATAAATCGCCTGCACCGTTCGCCCTGATAGGTTGTCCTTGTGTCCATCAACGCCACTCGTTGCGAGCATATGGGCAACATGCTCGCACGCGGCGCCAATCCCATAACCAGCCCTTGCGAGCGCAGCGACTGCTTTCACTAAGGCTTGGTTGCGAAGTGCGGAGGCTGCTGGACGTCCGACTGGCGGCTCTGCAAACAAATCCTCGCGAGGAGGATCAACAAGCCACTGCTCTGAGTGCTTCAGCAGTAGAGGGTGCGTGTCGTCGTGGAAGCCCGACGCCAACAGCGAAGAGTGCACTGCTCTTGCGAGCAGCCACGCACGTTTTGCCAAAGCTGCGCGAACACGCAGAAAGGCGAGACCCTTTGCCGTTTCTAATTCGGCAAATTCGGCATCAATTTTTCTGTTGTCTTTGTGGTAGGCCCAGCCCGGCCTCTCTTTCTCTAAATGCTCCATAATTGCTTCCTTTTTGTCCCCACGACGGGGAAGCGGCATGCCTTCTGCCAAACCGCGAATTCTCTGAAAAGCACAAAAACCCCAAACGAATTCTTGTGCAGACCAACCGGTAGGTCAGGGGGATCCTGAACCCTTCTCGGCTTACCCCCTGCAAGAGGTAGGGCATCCACTCCGCGATTGCCGCCAATAAGCGCCAACGTTGTTTTGGGTGCACGTTGTGCATATCGTGCATAGTGTGCGCGGGCAAGTTCCAAGTATCTGTTCTCAGGAGCATTTGTGTGTAAAGTGATACGGATTTTGGTGCGGACGGGGCGAATTAAACCGAGTGATTAACAATCGATAAATGAATTTTTGTGAGTTATTCCAGTAGCTTACGCTGCTCGAGTGGTCGTTTTTGGGTCGATTACAACCAATTGTACTTTTATTACATTTTTTTTGATTCTGGGAAGGATATACCTGGGGGGAACCCAGGGTGGGGGGAGAGGTGAGAGAAGAGAAGAAGGGAGGGTATAGGGGTGAGAGCGCGGTAATAATGTAATAATAATAATATTTTTTAAGGTAAGTAGTAGTAAGTACTAGGTTTTCTGTGTTGAAGCCGTATCACATTTGCTGTTCTAGCCGGTGATAACCGGTGGTATTTACACACAAATTTTCGCTGAGCCACGGTCAAATTTTCCCCGCCCACGGTCAACTTTTCGTGCGCACAATTATCTCATCGCTGTTCTGTGAGCTTTTCAGAGAGGCCGGTAATAATTGAGGACGAGCTCACAACTTGAGATTTGGAAATTTCGCACGTTTCGCACGTCGCATGGGTTGGAAGGTTTGAAATGAGAAACGGTGTCGCACGATTCGCACGGGTCAGGGGTCGGAAGGTTTGAAACGTGGCAAGGTTTCGCACGTTTCGCAGGGTTTCTAGGCTGGGGATTTTATCAGGGATTGGTGCTATTGGTTGGGTACGTCATAGAACACGGGCCCCACTAAATAGCTAATACTCGGTTAGGGGTCCTATTAGGTTCTAGGGGTCCTTAGATTGATTCTGGGGGCCCCAAAACGACTGTACCTAGTCAGCGTGGGAATAGGACACAAAAAAGCCTAGGGGTTACCTAGGCTGGTTTGGTTTGGTTTGGTTGGGTTGGGTTGGGTTGGGTTAGCTAGGGCCTGGACCGTCCGAGAGATCCTCAATCCATAAATTGATTTTTTTTGCATCCTCAAGAGTTAGTGCAATGCCCTGTGCGTGACTGTTTGCCGCGCTAAAGCCTGACAAGTCATCAACAGGATAGACGTCAGCCCCTGCAGACCCAAGCGACTGAACAGGGCAACCGTCAACATCTAAAACATCGATGTTTCCCGCTGAATTTAGACGACCGAAAAATTCAGATAAATACCCGCTTGATTGTTTCATGATTTGCTTCCTTTGTTTGGGTTACCAGGTCTTCACCAGGTCAATAGCGGCTGACAATGTCATCGTAGCCCCACCGGGAACCGCCCCACCGGGCAAATCATGTACTGATAGGATTCCAGACTGGGTGGACTGGAAATAGTCAGAGTGATTGCGAAAACTGACCATCAACTGGCCTGGATTGTCTGAGTCTGGTTTCTCTTTCAGATACCAGGATCCCACGCGCGCCTCAGTACTGCTGATTTTTTCGATTTCCATGATTGCTTCCTTTGCTTGGTAGGTTCTACCCAAAAAAGCCAGGGTTTGCCTAGCTTCGTTGGGTTAAATTGTTGGGTAGGTGCCTATCTAGTCAAAATCACCGGGTTTAAACCGGTGCGTGCAGTCTTGGTTGATATCGGCCGCTAGATTGCAAATCGAAGCAGCTATGTGGTTGCCAATGAATGGAACCACTGAAAATAGCGCGGCTAAAAGGATTAGATTAAAGCTTAAAAAATCTCTCACTCGTTATTGTCTCCGCTCATAGGGTGATTTTTAAGCAATTCAGCCCGATCCCAATAGTGCTTAAGGCTTTCAATAGACTTGTGTCCCGTTACAGCCTGGACCCTTGCTAGGCTTGTTCCTTTCAGGGCTTGGTCGGTGGCAAATCCGGCTCTGATACAATGCGGGCTATACAGCTTTGGATCGATGTCAGCCGCAATTAGAAGGCTTTTAAAGACCTTATCTAGTCCGCTATGACTTAAGCGCTTAGACCGATCGAGGCCATCCCCCCGGCGAACTCGACACCACAACGGGCCATAACTCAGCCCGACAACACCCAACCATTGGTGAAGATTGTTGTACGCGTCCAAAATGAAATCATGATTGATAAGCTTTTCCCGCGCTACATCCGATCCTTTCTCCAGAACCGACAAGACATAGCCTTGATCGGTTGATACGATGTGATCGACGTCAAGACCGAGTAGTTCTTTTTTGCGGCTAGCTGTAACCCAAGCCGTAGTAATCAAAGCTCTGTCCCTGATACCTCTGTTGGTATTGGTGGGGATAGCGTCTAAGATTTGCTGCGCAATATCTAGCGTTAAAGCTTTCTTGGATTGCGTTGGCTTTAGTGCAAGTTCCCTTCTAAGCCCCTTCATGAGTTTTTCTAGGCGCAAGTGCTTAAGAGATGGATCCCAACCAACTAGAGCGGAATAATGCTGCTGAATGGTAGATAGGGCCCGACCTAGACCACCTTGTTCTGTTGGTAGGCTTAGGGTGATCAGGTAGAACCTTGTTGATTCTTGCCCTACCTCGTAGCGGTTGGCATTGCAGTACTCCAGATAGGCGTTAACAGCCCCAGAGTAGGCTTTAGAGGTAAGGTTTGATTGAGCTTTAGACTCGAGATCCTGAGAGGCTTTCTCAAGGGCTAGGCTGGCCTGATTTAACTGAATGATTTGAGCGCTCATAGAATCCCCCCAACCGCTTGGAGGCTAGAGCGGATCACGAAACCAGAGTTATCTTGTTTAGCTTTCCCTAGTTCTTTCAAAACGACAACGGAACCCGGCTTATCTAGAAATCTCCGGTCATCTTTGACTCCGTCCACCACTGGATAGCCACACCAATTACCAGCCTTCATGATGCCCTGGTAGACCGGCAAACTAAAGACCATAGCCACAGAATAGCCGCGTTCTAGGGCCAGCATTGCCTTATCGTGGTTATCTTCCTTTCGGCTAAATGTTAGATGGTAGTTATCAGGCAAAGACTTCTTAAGCCGACCCAGGATAGCCGTGTAATCGTAAAACTGGATCCGCTTGTACCCATTGGAGCCGTTAAACATATCGAATATCCAGCGATCACCATTCATGGCCTCATGGGGTAGATCGCTAGTCCCATTGAGCCTAGCAGCTACTTGATAGGGTCGTTTAGATAGTCGGCTTAGTTGGTCGAACAATAAGATAGCCCAAATGGCTCTGTGTTCGAAATAGAGCCGAGTTCGCTTAATCCTACCAGCTGTAACGTTGCAAATTGCGCCATGGCCCGCAGTAAACAGACAAGCAAACTCACATCCAGCTGAGCGACTAGGGCAAACCTGATACCCGCTTGAGCCGGCTGCAGCAAAATGCATAACGAATGATTTTAGCAGACCCTTGCTAGCCTTGTTGCTAGCCTGCATTTTGTGCTGGCCTTCAGAGCTAAAGAAATCCGGATCATCCACTAGTCTCATTAGCTGGCGTCCAATTTCGCGGGCCCAAAAAATGTCTGCCCTTAAGACTGGAATCCCGTGTTTCAAATCTCGATAAATTTGGTTGGCTTTTTCCCTGTCATATTCAATTGGGGCCAGTGTTACATAGTAACGATTCTTGTGCTCTTTGCTTACTAGGTAGGTTCTAAACTCGAGTTGATTGTTTGCTTGTGCTTCCATTGTCTTTGCTTCCTTTGATTAAATAATTACTTTTTGAGAACGTCCCAGCGTACTGCAACGGGTCTAGGGTGCTTGTTGTTAGGCATAAAGCGAACTAGGCCAGTAGCGGCGGCAAAGATGCGAACCGCGCGCAATGACTCTTTAACCGCGTCGTGTCTATCGTGGTTCTCAGTTCGATAAAGTTTCGTGGCTAGGATATTGGAAGGCGCAACGTATAGCGTGTATGCATCATTACCTACTGCTGGTAGGTTCTCAGGCCAGGCGTTGACAATGTCGGATGGGTGAAGATAAGCAATTTTTTGCTTCATGTTCCCACCAGGCCCATAGGCCATAATTCCCACTAGCATCTCACCCCAAATATTGGGGGTATCTTCAAACTCGAGATCGAGCGCTTCAATCATAGCTGTATGCAATGCTCGTCGATCTGGATTGCGTCGTTTGTTTGGCTGTCCTGCCCTTTGGCTACTTCCCTTTGATGGGAAGTGAATTGCCAACCGTAGTGATTCGAAATCATAGGCTAGGCCAACGCGAGCGTTTAAGCCTCTCTTGTGGTAGAATTTATAGTTGTTCATGCTTGTGCTTCCTTTGCTTGTGCTTGTGAGACCTAAAACAGGCCCTTAAGCCCTACCACTGCAATGATAGGGCCTGGGGCTTGTCCTAAGCTTCTCCGCCGTTTTCTCGTACCTCTAAGAGTAGGTGTTGAAGTACTGGCTTGTGTTGTTCTGAGATAAGACAAAGATAGTGATAGCCACTGTTCACTTCGTCGGATCTATGTTCCTCAATAATTCCCCGTTCGAAATTGACGCGGTATTTAGGCAGGAATGCTTTCTTTAGCTGTCGGTCTAATTGGATGGCGAGCATGT